TCAACATAAAAATTAAAAGCATTGTCAGTTCTAAGACGCTCTTCCCAACTCATAAGTTCTTCACTACTAAAAAGATTTTCTGTAGTAGAACTAAAAGATTCAGAAGGCATATTAGCATATTGACCAGGATAATTAATATATTCGGCAAAGGTCTTAGCTGTTTTCTTTTTCTTTTCTCTTTCTTCGTAAGCAATTCGAAGACCAATTTCTAGATTAGAATTACCATCTTCATCCATTGCATATTGGTCACCAATTTGACCTTGAAGTCCCCAAGCATAAGGTTTAAAATATCCACAAATTTCATTACGACAATCTTTATCCCAAACATTCTCAAAAGGCATAAAACCATAAGACTTAGGAGAATAAAAATTTTGTTCAAAAGTTTGCATATTACCTTCAGTTGCCGTACCCCAACCAACAAGATTACCAGTAACATAACTACCTGTTCTCATTGCAGGTTCAGTTACAGACATAAATTCATCAAAGTTGTCCATAGTAGAAATCTCCTCTGTCTTAACTTTCATTGCATCTTTACCAATAGCACAGTTAGGATTATTCATTGCAGAAACAGAAAAAAGACCACTATTCCAAGACTTTGGAGAAACAACTCCATTAGGAAGTTTAAAACCTAAAGTAAAATTCTCTTTGTCTGTAGATAAAATACCACGTTTAAAGAAAGTTTTAGTTTCATAAAAACGAAGATTGTTAATAGTAAAATCTGTAAGACCACCTTTAGCAGTAAGATACTTTTTATCAATAGCTACATGAATTAAAACTTTACGAGCATTTAAGTTTATATCATTAGCACTATCTGCAGCTTCAATATAAGAAAAACCACCACGACGAGTTTTGTCTATAAGCAAATGAAAACCATTTCTAATTGCAAACTCTTTTACATGATGTGTCCAAAATTGAGCATCAATAAACTTACTAAAATCATAAAACTTTTTACCAACGCTAGCTTTAGCTGTACTCTTAGTACTTTTAAGGTCAAGTTGCTCAATCATTGTATAATTAAGAAAATTATAATGAGCACCTGTTATTCTAACATTAACTAGCTTACCATTATGTAGTAAACACGGAGCTTCAAATCCATATCTTCTACGATATTCTTCTCTTTTTCTTAATTGACGATGCGGAATACTATCTTCCTTATAAAAAGTAAATGTTTTATTAGCACGATAAAAATCTGCCATTTCCATAAATAAGTGTGTATTCACAAACTTATCATCAGGATTAATGTTAAGAAGAAAACCACCACTATCTCCAATAAGAAACAAATCATCAGGGTCATCATAACCTGCGTCTTTTGCATGTTTATAATGACTTTTATCCTCATTAATATATTGAAGAAAAGGATAATTTTTAATATATTCTTCTACTGTATTGTTCATTTTACTAATAACAATAACGACAATGCTGCCGCTCCTATTGTTGTACCAATTAAAATATTTCTTTGCTTCTTAATCTTCTTTACTTTTATTTCAGTATTAGCAAGACAATTATTAAGTTCATAATTTAAACCATCTATAATTAAACTGTCATTGCTAACAACTTGATGAAGATTAGAATTTATTTCTTTCTCATATTTAAGTTCTGTCATCTTTCCATTAGCTATCTTAATAAAACTAATTGGAACAGAAACAAGACTATCAGTTTGCTCTCCAACCCCCGTAGAAGGGATTGTATCAGGTTCAACTCCACCTTTACTAACTCTATTCTGACACCAACTCGTAGAACAGTTTAAGACTACTATCGTTGTCAAGACTAATAACCTCAATAACTTTTGCATTTTTAATACTATCTAAATTATTAATTTTAATTTTAATACTATCATTAAGTTTAGCAATAGAGTCTATATCTATCTTCCCTTCTACGGGGGGTTTAGTATAACGTTTAACGGAACATCTACCAAGAAAGAATATAGCACTACATATAATAAGAATAAGCCAAATTACACCAAAAGCTTCAAAAAACTTTTCTGCGTTCTTAATATTTATATTCATATTAAATCTTCTTCTTTAATTAATGTATATGTGAAATTATTACCATATCTGTCTGCTTGATTTTTACAAAGATACATAAAAGCATTGTAATCTCTTACATCACTAAATACTTGACAACCTGCAGACCATTTGTTTATTTGAGTAGAAACCCCATACTCGTTAGAACGATGAATGTTAATTCCAAATACCCCCTCTTGTATTGTTTCAGGTTTCATGTTATAAACTTTATCATAATTTCCATCACGATAAACTTTAACAGGTTTCTTTTGACAAAGGGCAGTATATTTACCTTTATGCTTACCAATTTCCCAACAACCTCTATATTGACCAGGAACAAGAATAGCAGTACCTTTCTTATTGCCAGAAGAATTAGTCATATAATAAAGACCAGGTTCAGTAGTAATAGAATAAATATTTCTATGTTCCATACCATTTGGTGTTTTGTAAATAACAATAAGATAATCATCAAAAAGATTTGTAACTTGATTATTATTGTTTTTTCTAACACCAATGATGTTAAGATTATAAGCACCTTTTGTAAAATACGCGTAACCTTTTTGTTTAAACAACTTTTCAAAGTTACATCTAAGACATTTGTTGTAAAGAGGAGTAACCATAATTAAACTAAATCTAATTCTAATTGTTGTTTACTTGTAATAAAAGAACGTATAGCTAATTCTCTATCTTTAAATACAGCATCAGCTTCATTAGAGAGATAATTAATTCTATACCAATTTACAGTTTCTTCTCCTTCAGGATCTACATGATAACCATCTTTATCTCTAAATGGTTGTCCATACGCATTAAGAATAAAAGGACTTCCAATATGGCAAAGACCAAGACCTGTACAAGGTATCTCTAAAATACGTTCTGCAAGTCTAGCATAAATAGATAATTGCATAGTATAATGAGAACCATTACATTCGTCTAAATGATTAAGCGGAGGAAGCATTTTTTCACTTTTTCTAACCCACTCATTAGTTAATTGATTAGGTATAGTAGTTTTATCTTTTTTAAAATAACCACTTTCAAATTGTAGTCCACCTCTATTTGTCTTCCAATCAAGAATAACAAAATCAGTAGGACGATAACAGAAAATATCAATAGTTCCAGAAAGTAATAAAGTAGGATCAAATACACCAATTTCAGAATAAATTGTATATCCTTTATCAGTATAAAATTGAAATACTCTATAAATTTCAGGATATTTATTATTTGTAGCTTCTATAAATCTATCCACATCTAAAGGAGTGGGAAGAAGATTTGGAATATCAGCAAGAGTTACACAACGACCTTCTACTTGTTGCAGATATTTGATAGCTTCCTTAAACTTCGAAACATCTTTAATTGCATCTTCAATACCGTTATGTGTAACATTACCTCTATCACAAGCCTCTTTTTTAATTTTATCCCACTGCTTTAGAATTTCTTTTTGGCTAACACCTTGTTCTTTAGCTTTTTTCCTAGACCAATATGCTGCATCAAATTTAGGTACATAATTGCCAATAATAGTAGTTACAGAAATATATTCATTACCATAACTATCTGTATATTTATGAGGACCTTCGTCAAAATAAAGATATGTATTTTTATAAATATCTTTCATAGTTTATGCGTAATTATCAGCATCCATACTACTAAGTACTACATTACCACCACGAGAAAGCTCAGTTTCTTTCTCATACATAAGGTTTTCTTTAGCTTCTTCAAGTCTTTTTAAAATAGAAGGAAGTTCTTTACTTTGAGCATTTATAGCACTAATTAAATTTAGAACAGTACTAATCTCATCTGTAGTTATTTTAGAATTTAATTTTTCATTAAGAAGGCTATTAATAACGTCAATACTAAGATTAATATTATGTAAACCTTTAAGAATGTTTTCTACTACACGACCAGCTTCAGTAATATTTTCTTCATAATATCGCCTTATTAATCTAAGAACAAGTATATCAGGAATATAATTCTTTTCTAAATCTGCTTGTTCTATTGCCATTTTTAGAGCTTCTGAATCACTTAAACCAGCTTGTTTTGCAGGAGATTTCGGATCACCAAGATAATATATTACGATACATTCTTTTATATATCTTTGCTTGTCTTTAGTTGTATCCCTACGATATAACTCTCTTATGTCCTTGTCTATAAGTTGTCTTGTAGTAGGTGCTACAGGCATTCCATTATCATCGATTGAAATAAGACTATCTATAGTAAGTTTATACTTATTCATAATTATCAATTTCTAAAGGACTTATATTGCATAGAGTATAACTTAAAAAACGAGCATATGCGTCACCTTTTCTGTCAGCTATTATTCTAAAAAATTTAGGATTTTTTCCAACAAATCTACTAACAGTATACATGTAATATCGTTCTACTTTTACACGTTTACCAATATCATTAGCAACACTTTGTCTAAATAAAATATATTTGTCGTGTTCTAAATTTTGTTTTGCTTCATTAAGTAATTCTTTAGTTTTATCTGACATTAAAGCAAGCTGAGTCTTAGGTATTCGTATAGCACCCATAAAAGGGATACTAGCCCACCTACCTTCTTTAAGAAAATTAGCAGCATCTATTTCACATCTTTTTACTATCTCTAAAGCTACTTCTTTATCAATAATATTTGCATCAATAGAAGCTAATACATCTTCTTTACGAAGAACTTTTACTTCATATCCGTTAGGAAATCTAAATATATCACTCATAGTATACAAAAAACCTCTACAAGCAGGATATTAAACCCCGCCCGTAGAGGAAGATAATCATTAAGCATCTACTTCACTATCACAAGAACTATCACTGCTAGAACTACTAGAACTATCACTATTGCTGTCACTATCAGAGCTATCTGAACTATCAGAGTCTGAATTATTTAAAAAGCTTATAGTAATATATTCGTCATTAACTAAAGAAGGATTCTTACTATAAAATCCTTTAATATCACAATTAGGAACAAGTTTAAATTCTACAAAATAGCATTGAGAAACACCATAATTATTATGATATCTTTGAGCCAAAGTTGTATCTTGGTCAAGATATTTAATAAATAAATCTAAACTTAAACTATTATTAGGACAAACAACATGATTTCCTAAAGCTAACTCAGATGATGCTATAATCAACTTATCTTTAACTTTAGCATTATTAAGAAAATCGTTGTCTGCTTTACCCGACTTAATAAAGACAGGAACAACACCAGCAGTAAAACTCTTTTTAGCTTGTTTTCTAGTAATAATGATATTACCAAGCTTTTCATGATAAATTAAACCAACAAGTGTATAATTGTCAGCTACCTTAACATGACTTGTAACACGAGTTAAAAAATCAGCAGAGACTTCACGAAAATTTGTAGGAAACTTAAATACAATTCTTTGTCTTTCAGTAATAAGTTCAAATCTTTTCATAATATAAACTTTAATTTGTTAAACAATATATAGTGTAGCACTATTTTTAATTTGGACTTTATCTAATATCTGTTTCGTGGCAAATATACAACTTATCCTAAACATGGTGCTATTAGGGGGCAATTATTTTCCTAAAATTAAACAAATTTAACATTTATAGTGCTTGAAAAGCACTTAATGCTGCACGGAGTGCTGCACACGATGCTACACGCGTGTTTACTATTGATAGCAATTGAAGTATTAAAGAATATTCCAGAGTAAGTCCTACAACCGGAGTAGCAAACTTTTGCGGTAAGCATTTCGATAGCTATACTAATTAAAATAACACAAGATATTTCAAGATAAGTAATAACAGAAAAGATAATAGAAATAATGATTACACTATTAAAGAAAAAGTATTATGTAAGAATTTTGGTATAAGATAGTAAAGAAAAGTAAAGAAAAAGAAAAATATAATATATACATATTATACAAAAAGAAAAAGAAATGAAAAGAAAAAATTAAAAAGTATAATATATTATTATATAATATATTATAAGAAAAATTTTACAAAATTATTATTTTTACTCTTATACTTTATATTATAATTAGTACTACAAAATATATTCTAGATAATATTAAAACTAGAAATATTATAAATATTGAAAGTGAGATTAATTATTATCACCCCGTAGAGGAAAGATATGATTGTAATGCTTAACTTGTGAGATAACGAGAAGAAAGTAGAGGAGAGAGTAATAAACTTAAAAGTTTTGAAAGTAAAAATGTAAGTAAAAGTAGTAGTTAAACTAATAATAAAGAAAATAGATAAGAAGCTAAACATAATGAAATAATTAAAAGAAAAGATAAAAGACATAAAGAAAAGAAAGTGATAAAAACAATAATAAAAGTAAAGATGAAAATAATGTTTAAGTTGATAAAAGTGATGATAAAGTAAAAGAGAAAAATGATAAAAGTCATAATAATAATGATAAACGAGATAAAATAAAGTGAAAAATAGAGTTTATAAATGTAAGCGTGAACCTATATACGCAACACCCTCCCGTCTAAGTTACGTCTTGACTACCCCCGCCCCACTTGCTTCTCATTCTCAACAAACAAGTACTCCAAAAATCAAAGATTTTCTTCGTAAAACTCTTTCTCAACATAACAAGTTTTGCGGTAGAAGGACTATCGTAGAGTATATTACTCTTAATGTTTAACCTTATTGTTATTAAAGTTATGGCAACAATGAAGGAAGCAGTTAGCACTCTGCTTAAAAACGGTGCAAAGAGAGTGGAAGGAATTGTAATCAACAACGTTAATGTTACTCCTCTTGAGGATTACACTAGAGTAGCTCTTACTCTTGACAAACCTGTTGCAGGTTATGTTCTTGGTGAAGATGGTACTTACACTCGTGGTGAGACAAATGTCATCTTTGTTTCTCTCTTCTCTATTGCAGCAATGCTGAAAGAGAGTGATGAACTTGCTTGGGCTGTTAATGCTATCATTAATAATCCAAATTCTCTTCAAGTTCTCTTCTCTCGTGCCAAGATTACTCTTCTTCAAGAAGATGTAACAGCAGGAGAAGTTCGTACTAATCCTTTCACAGGAAAGGAAGATGAGAATGTGCCTGACCATAATGCTATCTACAATCATATTGTCGATGTTAAACTCGGCAAAATGGGTGAGATTGGCTTGGAGAAGATGTTGGACAAGTTGCTTGGTGCATAGCAATTATTGTTCAAGGTTTCGGCAGTTGTACCACAACAGCTGCCACTTTTTATTAACATCAAAAGATTACAACTATGAAGATTACACTTACTGACATATATTGGAGAAACAGTGACGATAGTAATGTTTTCAACATTCACGCTATTCAGTCTATTGAACTAGATGAAGACACTGGCATTGTTACAATTACAGGTACTAGTGGTACATACAAATCACCATATTGTCATCTGACTTATGGCGGTGGTGTTACTCACTTTGAGTTTACTTGCATGAGACCTTATAGTACAACACTTGAATACATTGATGTTGCAGTATTTCAACATAAAGGTGCTGTTGCTGTTGCTTGTGGTCCAAAACATTGTGATGAATGGTTTGAAAATCGTTGTCGAAATTATTGTTATGGGCTATGAATAGTGTATTTTTAGTTTCTCTTGTTGGTGAAGGTGTTCATGCAGGTAGTTCTATACTTGGTTTTATTGACTGCAATGATAGAGATTTTCTTGCTCGTCATATTAAAAACAAGTACAATCTTACACTTGGTGAACAATATCAGCCACGATTTACATTTGAAATTGGATGTCATTGGGAATATGCTACAAATCGTCCAGATGTTGATGTTCACATTGATATTGTGTCAAATCTTAAAGAGTAATATATTAGAGGGGGCAGGCTTAGTCCTGCTCCTTCTTTTCTTTCTTGTCTTCTCATCCTCAACAAAACAAGTTCTGCTCATCCTCAACAAAACAAGTTCTGCATTACTTCTTATTTCAACTTTTTTAAGTGTTCTTTGAATTTCAAGTAATGTAAGTGTTGTTATTAGTAGAATTATAAATTAAATCAAAATAAAATTATGAAAACATTAAGTATTCTTTTAGCATATATTGTAATAATATGTGCAGTAATATTGCCAATATGTACAATATGGCATTGTGTAAATGTTAATTGTACTACTAGTGTTATTATATATTTGAGTAGTTGTCTAATGATATTCTGTGGAATAATCATTTATATGATGTATACTGTGATAAACATAGTTAAGTAATAGTTGTAATTGTTGAAAGAAGAGTAAAAGTAGTAATACTATTGTCACAAATATTGCACCTTCTTTCTGAATAAGCCCACTTTAATAGTATTAAGAGTTATATCTTGTGTGAACAAGGTAGAATTAAGAGGTGTTTGAGGATATGTACGAGTATGTAGGGCATTACTTCCCTCAACACCACTTTCTCCACTACTTTTATCTCTTCTTTTCTCCTCTTTCATAATTACTGTCACTTTTATTACTTTCAACATCAATATTATATATTTTAATCTCCAACATTAACAATATTATCATCATAACTACTATTATTATATATAATATATAATTTTATCATTACTGTCTTTACTAAACTTAAAATCAAAACAACTATGTTTATATTTTTCATAATCTATTGGATTATTACAGGACTTATATGTCTTGGTATAGTTTATCAACAAAGTAAATTAAACTTTTTGTACTTTATACTCTGTTTTATATTTGATGGAGTACTTATACCAATAAAACTTGGTATGGTATTATAACAAATAACAGATATATTATTAGTACTAACTTCAAAATAATAAACAACTATGATTACATTTCTTATATTTTATATTTTGTTTTCTGCACTAGCAACATATGGTTTTGAAGCAGAAAGAGGAAAATATATAAATACTAGTTATTTTGTTCTCATACCAGAATGTTTAATTGTTGGTTGGTGTCTATTTCCTATTATTTTAGGAAGAATACTAGCTAACAACTTTAAATAACTCTTGCAAGAGCAAAAAGACTATCAATGATTACACTAGTATAAGTCTTTCTTATAGTAATATAAGTTTTCTTTATAACTAGTCATCTTGCAAGTTGAAAAGTAGAGTAACTTGATGTTGTATGATTTTGCTAGTTTTAATTATTACAACATTTGAGAAACTAGTAGTAAGAGCAGGAGTAATTAACCTGCTCTTATTTTTACCAATAACAATTAATATTATAATTATGTTTAAATATATTTTATTTTATTATATCTTTTCTGTTATTGTAACTTTTCCAATAATATTAAAGGTAGATGCAGATAAAGCAAAATCTGTAAAAACAAATGTAATATCATTTATAATTGTTGTACTAACATTAGGATGGTTTATATTACCTTATCAAATAATATACGCATTAATAAAATTAATAGCAAAATTACTTAAATAAACAACTATGAAATTCATTTTATTACGTTATGGACATGATGCAATGGAATTGCACATGGAACAAGTTGACAGAATTATTGCAGAAGATGATGTAGTACAAGTATGTTATCATTCTGGACAAGTAATTAAAGGTCACATGATAAGAGTTGAACAATAAGTATCAACAATATCAAAAACAATAACAATTATGAAACTATCACAAATTGAAAAATTAATTAATTTCTGCAACGAAATTGTAGTTAAACGAAATACTACAAATAAAGGTCTATGTTCATATTTTGAATATAAAGGAGTTCAATATTATGCTTCTTTTATTTGGACTAATGAACTTGGTCCTGATTTTGCAGTATTTCCTGCACTAGATAAATCAGTTAAAAGTTGGACATCAATATATAGAAATAATGATGCTTCTCTTGTAACTGTAAAAGAATTTAGAGAATGTATATTTAATTTTCTAGTTTCTCTTTAACCTATAAGTGATGTAAGTGACAAAACTATATTCCACGTTTTTGTACTCACAATTTTTCGCATAGTTGCTTACATCACTTTTTATATTAAACTTAGAGGTGCTGAACCTCATATAAATAATCATTTTAATTAACTTTTAAATTTCATTATTATGGAAAAGAAAGATGTTATCGCACAGCTGCTGAAGCAAGGTGCAAAGCAAGTGAAAGGACTCACTATTAAGAACGTAACGGTTACTCCTCAGCAGGAGTATACTCGTCTTGGACTTTCTCTCGATAAGGAAGTTCGTGGTTATCGTGACAATGGTAATGGTACTTATGAAGAAGCTCCTGTAAATGTTATCTTTGTAAGTGCTTTCAGTGTTGGAAGTATTCTAAAGGATAATGATGAAGCTGCATTTGCAGCAAATCATTTGATGAGTCATCCTGATGGTCTTGGTATCATTCTTAGTCGTGCTAAGATTGATATTATTCAGGAAGATGTAGAGGCTGGTACAGAATACCGTAATCCTTTTGCATCTGAAGACAGTAAGGCAACAGTATTTGATCACAATGCTGTGATTAATCACGTTGTAAATATTGAACTCAGTGACTTTGGTAAGACTCGTCTTGATAAGCTCGCTGACAAGATGATGGGTTTCTAACTATACATTTAAGTAGGAGAGTTGAAATATACTCTTCTACATATTATCATTAACATTATTAATATTTCAACAATTATATTATGAAAGCTTTATTTTGCATTATTGTATTTGGTATTATCTCTTTCTTTTGCATAAGACTTTATGCTCAAAGTTATAAGAGAGAAGGCAATAATTTTATTCAACAACCTAAAATAGGTTCTAAACAACAACCAAAAGAAACTCCGTTTACTTATACTGATAATAAGAATAATAAGTATATTATCTATATAACTGCTAATGGTTCTTGTTTTATTCTTAAAACAAGTAAGAATACTGGTAAAGACTATCGGTATTATCTTGATGCAGATATTTGTAAAGAAGTATCTAAAGCTATGGGTATTGAATATAAGCCTAAAGTTAAGCCCAATTAATATTATTCCTTTCCTCTACGGGGTGGCTAATTAGTCAAATTGTTAAACTTTCTTAATTTGATTATTTTTATCTCCCTTTAGAGGAAAGATGTAATAAAAATTTATTATATTTGCAGCATAACTTAAAATGATATTATTATGTATTCTATTGAAGGTGATATTACTTTTGACGATTATGCTGTCGATATAAATGAAGATTATCTATGTGAAGATTTTGATTATGTAGAACTTGGTAAAAGTCAAACATATAATACTGAAACAAATACAGAAACAGATATTCAATTTGAATAATCTATTTATAATTTAACTAGTTAAAATTTAAGTATTATGTCTAATTCAAAAGAAACAAAATCTACTAGTAAAACTTCTCTTATGAATAAAACTAAAGCTGAGCTTGTAAGTATTATTCTAAGGAAAGATGCAGTAGATAAAGAGAAACAAGCAGTTATTGATGAACTGCGTAAAAAAGCCGTTACTCGTGTAGAGTATGAAACTCTTAAAGAGAGTTTTCTTGCAGAAAACAAGAAAGCTAAAGAGTTTGAAAATAACTATGATATGTTAGATTTAAGAAATAGAGAATTGTCTAAATCTATTGTTGCACTGCAAGATAGATTAACTGATGATGATTCTCTAATTCAAAGTTATAAATCTAAATATAAGTTTTGGCGTGATTTTGCTGTTGCTTTTGTTCTTATAACTATCATGGTTGTAATACTAAAGGCAATTATGTAAAGTAAGTCATAGTTTTAATTGTTAGTAATGTTGGAGTAAGTGTTCATTATTATAATATAGTGGACACTTATTTCTTTTTTGGAAATAAGAATAATTGTTCAAAATACGTCAATTTGTCTGTTCCTTTTACTTTGTATTCAATTTTTGTATCAATATAATATATTTGTATCAATTTGAAATTTAATGGCTAAATTTACGTTTTTAAAAAATTAAATTAAATCCAAATTACAATTATGAAAGTTTTTATTATTGAACCACATAAAGAATATGTATATGGTTCTATTCTTATAGCTGCTAATTCAGAAGAAGAAGCTAAAAATCTTTATTTTGGTGCACACGAATTTAATAAGTTTTGCTATGAAGCTTCTCGTTGTTCTTGTAGAGAATTTAAAGATTTATTTTATGAAGGTAAAGATATTATTTTAAGTGATACTTTATATCTTGAGTCATGATACAGAAACGATATCAATTCTTTTCT